TAGTCGACTAAGGTACATTCTGCCCTCTTTACGGAATAAATAGCCTCGCCCTGTTAGCGGTTATCCGACGTATCAAATAACTTAAGTGGCATTTACCTATTTACTCTATATAAAACTATAAAAGGGGGGAAGTTAATCCCCCCAGTTATCAGTCCAGATGATACTTCATCTCAAGGTACTTAAATTCTTCGTCCATCTTGGAACGATCGTACAAGTCTGACAATCTTTCCTCGTTGTGATATTGGCGTACCCTCTGGAGATGATCATAGGACTCTATATGACAGTTTGAACACTTATCATGCCCACTAACAGTATAACTGTCTGTATGACCACAATCTTGACACATATGTGCCCCCTTTCTATGATTAACTACAAAAAAGGGTAACTCAGCAAACGCCAAGCTACCCTATATGGTTAGACTACAAAGTAAAGACATGCCAAGCCAAGGACAAAGCCACACATTCCACTCAAGAATATGAAGTATCTTGAAGTGTTCAGTGAGGACTCTAGAGCCTCTATTTGTCCATGACACTCATTTATGACTTTAGTTGACTTAGCAATTAAGGTCATATTCTCAGTCTTTAGTTCGTCGTGCTTTATCAGCAGTCTATCGCCACTTATTACAAGCTGGTTGTATGATTCCCACATGACCCTGACTACAGTATTAATGTTGGTATTGGGTATTCGATATAGTCTTTTCATAAACTCTTCATCTAAGTCGAGCTTTACCATTTCCTTGTAAGTTGACTTAGGTTTGTTTACAATATCCATTGTTGCTTTCCAAGCAAGTTTGATTTGTGCTATAATGCTCATATTAGTACCTCTTATGTTTAATTAGTTAACATTACCACAAATAAGGGTAGCTACACGTATGGTATACCACCTAGCTCTCACGTGTAGGTGGGGATTAGCTAGTATACATGCGTACATGTTAGGGGGATGAGTGATTAAGTGTAACACTATAGTGTGACGAGTATACCCAACCAACTTGAATGTAACTCAACGGTTGAACTCAACCTAGTTGCAACCCGTAACCCGTAATTCAAGGGGGGTGGGTATAACTCATCTCTACCACACACATTGTAGAAATAGTTTTGTAATCAACACTCTCTTGTGGAACAATTAACCTGTTTATTTGTATAATTAGGCATGGGAAAACGCAGGATATTTGAAGTATTTAATATAAGCACTGGGATGTGGGAGAGCCACATGATAGATGAGGACAGTTTTCACGATGGAATGAAGCAGCTCAATGAAGAATCACAAGTGTTGGATGCAGAAATAAAGATTATTAACAAGATTATAGAGCAGCAGTTAAATAAAAGGCCACCTCAAACCATTGAGAGTAGGGATTAACACTATAGTATATACACTATTGTGTATTTACTCTTTTCCTAGTATATTAAATAAACACAATAGTGTATACACTAGGGTTTTACTTTAAGTATATACACGTAAGGGAGTGAAAATGAATAAAAGAGGATTCATTGCTTTGCTATTAGCTTTTGTATTGAGCTATAGCTGTGCAATAGAAGAGATAATTACACAAAGTGATACGGATACTCTGTATGTATATCAGACAGATACCGTATACACAACCTATAATGATACCATATATGACGTTTATGTAGATACTTTGTATGATGAACGTGTGGGAGATACTGTATATGTCGTAACAATTGATACTGTGTATCAAATTGATACTGTATATGTAGGAGAGACCTACGAAGATAGTACGTTATACGATGTATACGTAGAGACTGGGAATGTACCACCAAGTTGTAGTCAGATATTGACAATAAGTCAAACGACTACCGATAATGTGTTGTATTCACAGGAATATATGTGTCCTTATACAATTCAGGGAGATATTGACCAGATTCCCGCTGGAAACTACATATTGAAGTCTTGGTATATAGACAATGCTGGTAATATGATCAGTACTGAGTTATATCAGTTCAGTATAATCGGAGATATGTACGTTCTAGTAGATGGAGACTATATAACACTATTATCTGGCAATTGATGGATACATTAAAAAGAAGAATAAAGGGTATAAATAAAGTATATAATATTTATACCGAAGAAGAAGCGGAATCCGAAGGATTACCGTATTTGCACTGGAAACAGGCAAAAGAGGGAGATTATGCCACTACAGATGACGGCTATGTGGGCCTATGTATTGGCAGAAAGGATTATACCGACAAAAATGGTCGGGTAAAGACCTTTGTGAAGCTGTGTCATGGCGCAAATTGGGCTGGCAATACTAATCGTATTGAGTATATGGTGAATAAAGCCTATGGAAGTTATTCACAATCCAATCCTAAGTCATGGCAGGATCGAGAGTCTCGAAAAACACGTACCAAGAACCTAGTAAATGCCTATGTCGGGCAAGCACTCTCTAGTCAGGGATTTGATTACAATAAGTTGGGTAATATATATCGCCCTGACCAGCTAGAACCGTCTGTGACGGTAAAGAGGGTACTGAAACAGGAGTTTATCAGAGATATGATAGAGAAGAAACTAAAAGAGATTATGGAAGAGAAAGGTATCAGCAAATCCTCGGTAGTTGACACCATGCTCGAAGCAGTAGACATTGCTCGTCATAAACAAGATGTCACCAATATGCTAAAAGCATGCGATTATTTTATGGAGCTACTGGAAATGAAACCTTCTAAGAAGATTACAACAGATACATTACAGTTAGACGTGTCCAGTAGCATAGCAGACGCAATAGAATCTGAGGAAAAATCTTTGCTGATGCAGCGGAAAGAAGAAGTCAATGAGTCAAAAGAATCTAGTCAGCCCTGAAGACCAGTATCTGGGCGTTGATCCTCACAATATTATTAGAATGCAGATAGAGATCGCTGTAGAAGCTTTGGCTGATATAGCAAATAGCAGTTCTATGTCTAATGAATCAATGAAGAAAACAGCATATGATGCTATTAATGAATTAGAAATGATAGACGCAATGTATACCTATGGATTCAAAGACTGAGAATCTAAAAAAAATAAAAGAAAATCTAGTATTGTTTGGTAAGGTCTGTATGCCGAACATGTTTTCGTCAGCGTCTCCTTCATTTCACTATGAAATATCGACGAGGCTGATGAATGAGGATATAAAGCAGATAAATATTGTCGCTCCCCGTGGTCATGCAAAGTCCTCTATCGTTGGTGGTGTTTTTCCTCTTTATCACCTCATGTTCCACGGGGGGCAAAAGTTAATTGTACTTGTTTCAAGAACGCAAGACCATGCTATTAAATTATTAGGTACTTTAAAGGACTGTTTAGACTATTCCAGTAATTTCAGGGGCTTATTTGGTTATTGGGGGCAATATTCAGCTAAACAATGGTCTAAATCGGAGATTGAACTGAAGGATGGTTCAATGGTTATATGTAAAGGTACTGGTCAGCAGCTTCGTGGTATAAAAAAGGGCAATCAACGCCCTACCCTTATTATAGTAGACGATCCAGAGGACGAGAATAATACCAAGACCTCTGAAGCTATGGAAGTAAACTTACGCTGGCTGTTGCAGAGTGCGCTCCCCTCCCTAGACCCACAACGTGGCCGTATAGCGGTCATTGGTACTCCGCAGCACCAGCGTTGTCTTGTTGAAACATTAAAAGAGATGTCAGGCTGGGAGAATATGCATTTCGCTCCTAATATTGAAAAGAATATCTCATTATGGGAAGAATGGCATCCTATTGAAAAATTATTAAAGAAAAAAGAAGAACTTGAGTCTATAAATCGAGTTTCAGTGTTTTATAGAGAATATCTGTGTCAAATCATTGGAGACGAGGATCAGCTGTTCCAAGAAAAGTATTTTCAGTATTATGATGGCAAATTAGTTCATGGAGAAGGCGGTGATGCGTTTATTCAATTTAAAAGTATAAACGGGAAGGACACCGACCAGCTATTACCAATAAATGTCTTTATGGGGGTAGACCCTGCATCATCAACACGAAAAACAGCAGATTATAGCACTATAGTTGCTGTAGGTGTTGATAATGAAAATAATAGGTATATACTCCCTTACTACCGCAAAAGGGCTACCCCTATGAATCTTGCTAATCAAATAATAGAGCATTTCAAGATAATGAAACCTTCTAAGGTGCGGATAGAATCAGTAGGCTATCAGGAGATGCTGCGGGAGTATATAAGGGAACGATGTGATCAAGAGAACATGTTTATTGCTGGTCTAGAGATAAAGGAAAGGCCAAGAGCAAGTAAATCAGCAAGACTGGAAACTATGGAACCATACTTCGCTCAGAACAAAGTATACATGCTTGATAACATGGAAGAACTAAGAGATGAGTTATTATTGTATCCAAGAGCTAGGAATGATGATTTATTAGATGGCCTATACTATGCAATGAAGAATACCTATACACCTGCTCACGAAGCAAGCGATATGAAATTAAAAGAGGATCAATACGTAACAGATAAAACTTTTGATTGGATGATTGCTTAAAGTATAATTAATTTAGAGGGAACAATAATGACCTCGATTTCGTATAAGATGATGTTGCGAAGCATATTTCCACATGCCAGAGATACATCCAGAAGTAAGACTAACCCAAGACTTATTCTCTAACTATAGTTCTGCACGTTCAGACTGGGCTAGTCAAGCAGCTGAAGATGCAGAATTTCGAGCAGGGAAGCAATGGTCTGATAAGCAGGTAAAGTCATTACGTGCTAGAGCACAGGAACCTCTAGTCGTAAATGTGATCCACCCAGCGGTAGAGCAAGCAAAAGCTATGCTTACCGCCAACTCTCCCAGATTTCAATCTACAGGGCGAGATACTTCAGATACAAAAGTAGGCAGGATATTCTCAGACCTTATGTCATGGGTCTGGGACATATCAAATGGCAATACTGAACTAAAACAGTGTATTGATGATTATTATGTAAAAGGCATGGGTGTGATGGTTTCATATATAGCCCCAGATGCTGATTTCGGTAAAGGTGAAGTATATATTAAATCAATTGATCCATTCTCTGTTTATTTCGATGCTGACTCACAAGACCCGTTCTGTCGGGATGCTAGTAATATTATAAT